CGTGGTATCGAAAGACTTGTCTTCTATATCGATGTCTCGCAGATGCAACCTAATCGTGTCGAGCAGTTCATGGACAGAATGAAAGATGCTCTCAAGAAGAAGAAAGTATTTAATAGAAGTGGCGGAGCATCTGGGGCAAGTGCTGTTGATGAGCGCTGGAATCCCATGCCGCCCCTGGATGATATTTGGGTGCCGATTCGCCCAGGCTCTAACACCAGAATTGAAACATTGCAACCGGCTCAAAATATTAATGAAATTGATGATGTTGCATATTTCCGTCAAAAAGTTTTAACAGCCTTGCAACTCCCAAAGAACTACTTATCCGGGCAAGACCCATCTGCTACAAAACTTACTTTATCCCAACAAGATGTTCAGTTCGCTCGTTTAATTGAAAGATTACAAAAACCATTACAACGGGCTTTATACGAAATAGCAATTAGACACCTTGCTTTGAAAGGCTTCCCTGCCGAAACCTACTCAGATTTGGAAATCAAAATAACTCCGCCTTCCGATTGGCGTCAAATTAATCGTAACGAAGTATCCGAAGTATTGTATAATCGTGCCGCAGCCATGAAAGGTTCTCAGTTACTATCGGATTATGATAATTATGTGATGATTCTTGGCATTGACAAGGATGAAGCCAAAGAATTAGTGGCCAGAAATAAGGCTCAACAAATCGAACAGCTCAAACTTCAATTAATTGGAGCAAATCCTGATGCTTTAGGTTTAACGCCAATGCAGCAGCCTAACCCCAATGAAATAGGAGTTAATGCGGAAGGGCCAAGTCCCGCTTTACCCCCGCCCCAAGGACAAGAGGGGCAAGAGCAAGGCGTGGGAATGCCTCCCGCTGGTGGCGGAGAAATGGGGCAAGAAGGACAACCGCCACGAGGACAAGAGAATCCAGAACAGCAAGGGCCAGAACAGCCACTTAAACCTAATTCCGCACAGCAATTACCCGAACCATCAGAAGAAGATATTAAGAAATATGATCTTGAAATAGACAACTATTCAATGCATATGGATGACGAAGAAATTGATCGGGGAGAATTGCTTGATGATGGGGTATAGTTTTGCCGATAAGAGAGAATGATCAATTCTCCCTTTAATTACACTGGTTCAAAATTTAAATTACTCCCCCAAATTCTACCTCATTTTGATTATACGAAAAAGAATTTCGTTGATTTGTTTGTCGGAGGCGGTTCTGTCTATGCGAATGTAATTGATAAATATGAAACAATCATAATTAATGATATAATATTAGAATTAGTTAAAACGCATTATTGTCTTCTTTTTGACGATAATTTCGTGGATAAAGTAAAAGTTTGCTGCGTTTCTAAAGAAGATCAAGAGGGGTATAATCAATTAAGGGCCAAATTCAACATAGAACGACAGCCGGAACAGCTCTACGCTTTGATGCTGTGTTGCACGAGTAATCTAATGCGATTTAATAAGAAATTCGAATTTAATCAAACTTTTGGCAGAAGAACTTTCAATCCAAGCACGCAAAAGAAGATAGATGAATTCGTCGCTCATCTGAAACCATATCAAAATAAAATTAAATATAAATCGAAACATTTTAGTGAGATAAAATTAGACTCAGGCCATATGGTTTATATTGATCCTCCCTACGGTCTGACAACTACAGGTGAAGCAATTTCCGAAGCAGGCTATAATGCTTATTGGAAGTCTGAAGATGATCTGCATCTTTGTGATTATATTCTTAATTTAAATACAAACGGCCATTCTTTCATTTTATCCGGTCTACTTGAACATAATGGTAAGAGAAGTTGGCTGTTAAATGAATTAAGTAAAGCAGGATTCAATCATAAAATATTAGAAAAGAATTATGAAAAAGTAGCCCGTAATAAGAACAAAGAGAGTGTGGAAGTAATTGTAGGAAATTGCTTTTAATCCTTACTGCCGAACAAATCTTTCGATAAATCTGCTGATGGTCTTGAAACCACAGAAGCCATCCCTCCTTCGCCTTCCTTCTCTACTTGGCTTCGCTCATATCTCTCAACTGCATTTTTAGCCAGTTCTAATACTTCTTTGAGAGTCTTAATTAGATCGCCTTCTTTCAATTCAGGAGGTTTACCAGAGTCCCGCTGTTCAGTACCTGCATCCGTAGCCACAGGAACGTTCTTTTGGGCCATAAATTCTAAAAAGTTTTTGTTTTTCATAGAGATTAATCTATTTAGTAAAAATAAAATTAAAAACAAACTACTAAATAAAATTAACCATTGGAAATATAACCGTAGGAGTTTTCCCAGATGCGCAGAAAATTAATTGATGTCAAGACATTTCAGAACATAGAGAAAAGCTCGCTAACCTCTGCGGCTGCAGAACTTGATGAAGCAAGCTCTATTTTATCAGATATTTTAGAGACTGGACTAAATTTTCACTGCTATGATAGTGAAAATGTTTATTTTGAGACCGATGAAGGGAACTTTGTTCATGCTAATTATCAGATTAATGACGAAAGTATTAATTTGACGAACATCGAAGAAGTTCTTATCGATGTAGATTCGCAAGTAAAGTCTCGCAAGGAATTAGTTGCTAATATGGTAGAAGCCATTGTTAGCGAAAATCCCGATAAGGCAAGAAATCTATTCCATAGATTCTCGGAAATGGCTGTTCCCAAGATGCGTTATATGAAGGGTCGCAAAGAGAAGACTCCTGTCAAGAAAATGGCTGATAACGCCGCCTCGAACGTTCAAGAAGGCACAGATCTTTGGGGTGTTCATGCTAAGGACTCCAAGCGGGCTGCCGCCGCCAAGAAGGGCCATTCTTCAAATCCAATGGCCGCCAAAAAGGGCTGGATGAAGCGTAAGAAACACAAGAGTAAAATCGACCAACTTCACAATAGTCCTAACTTTAAAGCAGCTCGTCAAAAGGCTGAAAGAGTTAAGGCTACCGGAAACAAGAGAGCCAGAGTCAAGGGTGTAAGAATCCAGGAAATGGCTATTGTTGGCAACAATGTTCTTCAATTTGTAGAACATTCCACCCAGTCTCCTATCGTTCAGGAAATTAAAGTTGGCGTTGACAAGATGGACAATGTCACAGCTGTCAGCATTCCCACCAGTTTCGTAAGGAACGAAGGGAAGATTATTCAGATGAAGTTTGATACTCTTAAAACAGATGTCAAAGTTCTTCGTGAGCAGGCCAAGACTTTGTCACAAGATGAAAACTTCCAGAAGTCAGTTGTTGATCTAAAGAGATATAACAATCTGTCTGCTGATGAGAAACTTGCAGAAGCACTACACAATATTGTTTCTACTTTCCCCAATGTACTTTATCTCACTCAGACCGAACTTTCCAAGGCAATTGCCGAGGCTTTGCATAGCACTGGTTCTTCAAATTACGATGACCAAGTTTGCGACTTTATGGCCGAGGGCATTCTACGCACTGCGTTTGGAGCCTATCCCGAAAGAGTAAACAAGCTTGCTAATCTTGCCAAGGTTAGTGTTAATGAAGCCGAAGTTGACAATTATGTTAATTTCGAGAAGGCACTTGATACTTTCATGACCGATGTAGACCAGCAATATAAAATGGAGATGAAGATTTTCGCAGATTTGCGTGGATCGTTAGTCGAATTATATAACGCTGGCGAACAGATGGAAAACAATGCAATTCTCGAAGATACTTCCAAGTATATTGAGAAAATTGATTCTATCCTTGAAGGCAAGTCTAATCCTTCGATTAGTTTCATTGAAGAGGTTGCTGCTTATATCACTATTCTCGCAGAAGGCAACTTAGGCATGGATAGTTGGAAAGTAGACGCCAAGCCTTATGTAACTGATAATGGCTCAGAACCAGCAACTGATTCTTATGCTCGTTTCTCATATACACCTGCTTCTGATTATAACTCAGTAAAGCCGGGCACTCAGTTTGTGAGCGATGGCAAGAGTTTTAATGCTACCGAAAAGGGCTTTGCTTACAAGGATGGCTTAGTTGTTAATCCTTACCTTCCCAAAGCAATGGATTACACCATGAAGGGCGAGAAGTCAGCCGATGGTGATAATGATGGTTTGGCTCAAAAGGGCGGCGACACTTGGCCAGAGTTAAATAACCCAGGTCAAAGCGACCCGCTCGCCAATCGCAAAATGAGTGATTAATTGAATTCGACAGGAATTTGAATTAAATAAAGGCCCGGTCCTGCGGGCTTTTATTATTTTAAAGCAATCTTCTTTCTATTTCTTCGATTTGCTCTTCTGGCAAATATAATCTAAATGTATCTAAAGGCTCTAAGGTTCTGCTTTTCACTAGAGATGCATACATCTGTTTACTATTCTCTGATTCAAAAATTAAACCAGTTATGGTAACAATAGCATCGGAAATGCTCCAGTCCCAATACATAAGTCCGTTTCGTTTAATAAGCATTTTACAGTCCTGCTTATTAAACACTTGGCCTAAATCGTTAATCAAAGATATACTCTTCATAATTAATTCAACGTAAAAGCAAAATTCAATTTAAATACATCGCCAGAGTAGCAATGCTTAATTTCATTAAGTTTGCAACGAGTAACTTCTTCGCTTTTAGCGTTTCGGATTATGGTGCCTTCGATGATTTCTTCGTGCGTGAATGTTGGCCAAGTGATGCTTCGTTTATCGTGATCTGTCTTGTTAAGCCCAATCGGCAATATCTCATCGCCGTTTTTATTAATTAATGAGATAGTGTAATCATAGTCAAGCCTCTTTGCCGCATAAGGCGATGTCATATAAATATAGTTTTCTTCGTTCATTTTAATTTAATCGGCGACTAACCACAAAATATTTAAATTAAAAATAAAACGCCTAATTGACCTCATATATACATTACATAATAGGCAGAAAATAATTAATGGATAATATTCTATTTTGCGACTCAAGCGGCTATGCCGAACTTCAACTAACCGAAAACTCGGAAAACGGACGAACTCGTTTTCGTGGAAGATTTCAAGAAGCAGATGCAGAAAACAAAAACAAGAGAAAGTATCCTTATGCGATCTTAGAATCAAATCGCAAGAGATTAATGGAAGCAATTAAAGGTAGAGCGTGTCTGGGCGAATTGGATCACCCTAATGATTCAATTATTCACTTTGAGAAAGCTAGCCACCTAATAACGAATTTGTGGTGGGAAGGTAAGACTCTCTATGGAGAAGCAGAAATTCTTCTGACTCCTTCCGGCAAGATATTAGAAAACTTAATTAAATCGGGTGTACGTGTAGGTATTTCCTCACGGGGAGTTGGAAATGGTACTACAAATGCAGATGGAATATTAGTCATCGGCGAAAGCTATAAATTAATTACATTTGATGCAGTCGCAGATCCATCTACATTCAACGCATATCAAGAAATCGTGGCTAATAATGATAAAAAGCACGAGTCAATTGTAAAAAAAGAAATAATTCCGGAGACTTCCGATGAAAAATTGCAAAATGAAAGCATAAATAATTTCAATCAAAGAGCAACGGTTGCTTATTTGGGGCAAGTTATAAGGAATTATACAAGTAAATTTATTAGAGAGGTTTAGTACAAATGGCCAAAACACAAGATCGAGTTCTTGAAGCACTTTCGGGCTTAGTTCCAGAAGATGCACAGGACAAGTTGACCGTGGCTGTCACTACTCTTCTCGACGAAGCGGTTGCCGATCTTAAGGCAAGTTTGGAAGCAGATGCTAAAGCCAAGCTTGACGAAGAGGTTAAAAACATCGCTGGCGAGCGAGAGAAGGATTGGCAGACCGCAGAACAAGGTTACAAGCAGGCTTACGATATTATTTCTGACCTACGTGCCCGTTTAGCACGACAGGAAACAGAATTTGAGGAATCGATGAAAGAGGAATATGAATCCGCTTATCAAATGATTCTCGACGAACGTAAGAAGAACGAAACATTAGAAGCAAGTCTTCACGAAGCCTATGAGAAAGAACTCAAGGTACGTGATGAGAAGCTAGTTGATATGGTTGATACTTTCTTGGAAAAGATGGGCGAAGAGTATTATGAATCCGCTCGTCGGGAAGTAATGAATGACCCTTATCTGGCCGAACACCGCATGGCGTTTGAGAAGGTAATTGATGTCGTTAAGGATTATGTATCTGAAGAGGATGTTGCAAACAACACTGGCTCTAAACTCAAAGACCTTGAGCAGAAACTTGAATCGGTAGAATCAACCCGTCGTCAGTTAGAACAGAAGAACATGAAATTGATGACTGAGAATCACAAATATCAAGAGTATCTAAAGGAAACTAAGGAATTACTTGAAAAGAATTTGCTCAATGAGCAGAATGCAAGAGTTGAAAGCGCAAAGAAGGTAGAGGGTCGTGGCAAGACGGTTAATGAACCACAGCGTGAAGTGGTCATCGGAGAAGCCGTAGACAGAAGCACCACAGCAGATGCTCAAAACATCACATCAGACAACGACATTGCCACACAATGGCAAGTCTTGGCAGGTATTCGTTAATATTTAAATAAATTAGGAGAAAAATGAATTTCGGATCGAATTCCCAATTACTAAACGAAGCCGCTGAACTTGAAAAGGTTTGGGCTTCTACAAAACTATTAGATGGCATTACTGACCGTAAGATTCGTCAGACCACCGCCGTACTATTAGAAAATCAGCGTCTTATGAATGAGGTTGCAACTGATACCTCCGATGTCGCTAACTTCAAGAGAATCAGTATTCCTCTTGTTCGTCGTATCTTCCCCCAGCTAATCGCCAACAAGATTGTTAGCGTTCAGCCCTTGCTCGGCCCTGCCGGTTTGGTTTATTACCTCCGCTTCCGTTATGCAAGCAACAAGGGTGCAACTCGTGGCGGATCGCTCGCCGGTTTCCCAACCGATGACGCAGTATCAATGCAGCAAACCGCTTCCGGTACTGCTAACCTTGATATTTGGTTCGCACATCAGTTCGTTTCTAACGAAACTCAGACAAGTGCCGGTGGCGGTGCTGCTCTAACTTATACCGTTGAAAGAACACCGATTATCGGTGGTACTATCACTGGTACAATTTATGTTAGTGCAACTGCTGTTCAGTATTTCACAGTTTCGTCTGCTGGTACCTTTACTTTCACAACTATTGGTGCTCCCGCTATCACTGTAACTGCAGGTTCAGTAGATCTGACCACTGGTATCTTTAGCTTAACTTGGAATGCAGATCCAGGTGCTAACAGTATTATAGTCTCTTATGAGTATAATATGGAATGCCAACAGGATCTACCTGAAGTTAATATGACTGTTGAAAGCGAAGAAGTCGCTGCTAAAACTCGTAAGCTCAAAGCAGTTTGGACTTATGAAGCACAGCAAGACCTTCGTTCACAACATAATATTGATGCTGAGGCCGAATTGACTGGTGTCCTCGCAACTGAAATTAATCTTGAAATTGATCGTGAAGTCCTCACCGACCTAAGACTCAATGCAGGTACAGTTGCTTCTTGGGACTATGCAACCGCCC